ATGGCTCTTATTTGCCTCTTCTGAGTCAACTGAAGTAGGTTCGGTAGGAGGCTCAGGCTTAGGTGGTTCCTTTGGAATCTTAGGTTCAGCCGGTTGTTCTTTTACCTCACCATCCTCTGTTGCTTCAACATTAGGTACTACACCACATACATCAATTGCTCCGCCTGCACCCCCGAGGGCATTTTGTGCTGCACCAAGTGGATTGTTCAATGCGTTTTGTGCTCCACCAATTGCTCCACCTACTTGACCACCTAATGCATTTTGTGCTGCACCGAGTGGGTCATTCAATGCGTTTTGTGCTCCGCCTAAAGCATTTTGCGCTGCTCCAAGTGGATTACCTAATGCATTGTTCGCGGCATCGAGTGGATTGCCTAATGCATTTTGTGCGGCATCTAGTGGATTGCTTAATGCACCAAGTGGATTATTCAGTCCAAGATTTGTAAGTAACCCATCCACATTAAACCCAGAACCAAATTTATCTTTCATGGCCTGGATTGCAGCAACCTTCTCTAACGGATTTGTGAGACCAGTCAGTTCGCTTACTTTATCCTGTAGACTCTCAACCTTTGGTATTTCAGGTTTAAATGACGCTAGATCCGCTTTCATATCGGTAAGCTTAGATTTTACGCTGGCAAGATTATCCTTACCGCCTTTTAATAAACCATCTAGTTCACCCTGTTTGGACTTTAGGCCTTCGAGTGCTTCATTCTTTCCGCATGTACTCATTTATTTTTTCCTATGTGTCGGCCGTTGGAGAAGCAGATTCATTTGTCTCACCGCTGTTAGCGCCGTCACCAGTATCCATTGATGTGGTTTCATGCGTGTGAGTATGTAACGTAATACCGTTTGACGTAATATTACCTGCAGGTAAGTCAATACTTCCGGTAGGAGAATCTACGGCCATAGATACAGATGCATCAAGATCTAAGTCACCAGTAATATCTGTCTTTTGTCCATCGCCATATGTTTCAGTAACTTTACCGTCAACTGTTTCATCGAGAGTACCAACAACACCGATTATTTTATTAGTGTTAACACTCAGTGCATAGTCATCTAAGGATGTATGACTAAATGTACCTGCGTTGGTAAACGATGCATCATTTAAAACGGTTGTTGCCATATTATTTGTAACGTTAATTGTAGAATCATTAGATACAGTTAATAGTTTATCATTAATAATATTTGTTGTAGAGTTATTCATAACACTTAAATTATCATCAACACCTACATTAGTTGACCTACTACGTACAATCTCGGTTTCGTGGTTACCACCAATCATCTGTTGTAGAGAACCTTTGACATTCATTGTCATATCTTTCTCTACTTGCAAATGATAATTACCATATACCATTTGACGAAGATCACCATCAACAGTCATATTCATATTACCTTTGATGTGAATATTTTTATCTTGAATAATAATTTCGTAATCATCACCTACAATTTTAGTTTGTCTCGAACCACGATTGTATATCTCTTCGTATGTACCACTAGAATGCATTCTCATTGTGCGTTCAAAGCCTGGGGTGTCATCTATTTCATTTACGTGGCCACCCTCAGATTCATACACTTTATTGTATGGATATTCAGGCACATGGTCATTATAAATGTCCAGTTCAGTCCATGGCTTTTCTGCATAGTACGAATCGGCTTTATCTTCAGATACAGAAGTTACCTTAGCAGGAACAGCGGTTTGTACCGAAGGTCTGTCTTTTGATTTTCTTGCCTGATACGGATTTGAAGTTGTATGTAACTCTTCTCTTGCAGCAAAGTTTACATCAGATTTTTTCTGGTATTCTCCTCTTGGAAATTCATCAGAAGTAAATCCTAAAGTTTTAGGACGAGGACTATTTACCGAAGCAATAGAACCTAATATGATAGGGTCTTGCGCAGAAGGTCCGTCTCTAAAAAATCCTATTACCCATGAACCTTCCATTAATCCGTGAGGGGTATCACCAATACCAGATGTGCCTGAAGAAGTTGTGGGCATCATGACTGTTGCCCATGGCAAATCCTCAGTTTCTACATCCGCTCGATTCTCAGGATGAAACCCGAAGCATCTTACTTTTACTCTGTTGGTTTCATTAGGGTCTAGCCTATCTTCTACAACGCCGGTAAACCAAGTAAACTGGCCTCCAACAAACTGGTCATCTAATCTATTCATAATATTCTCTTATCCCAAGTTAACCGAACTAGAGTCTTTTTGAACTCCAATATCTAAAGTATACTTATCTTCCGCAAACACGTGTGCAATATCAGTAATCAAGTATCTTCCAGATTGCAATCTATCAATCATATTCTTACGGTTACCCGCATCTTCTAATACTTTAGCATCAGATGATTTTCCTAGGTCAAGATGAAGTATCTTACCTACCGCAATATTAAAGTCTCCCGCAATAATAAGATCCTGTCCCATGTAACCTAAGTTAACGTGGTACGCTTGTTTTTGTGATAGCGATTCAGCGATAGGTTCATGATAATTAGTTGCATCTCCTGAGTCAGAAAACGCATTCGAATTTAATGATATATGATGTACCTTACTATTCTTAAGTTCAGTCAATGACTGGTCGTTGAACCTTACACTATCAGCGAAAGGTTTACTTGAATTCATCTTGTTCATTTTGCCTGATTTATATTCGAACTCAATATTGGTATATTCTTTTGTAGATATATCTAAGGCTTTTACAGTCGACGCATAACCGCCATCCGTAATACCAATAAATTTACCTGTGTCAAGCTCTGAAGATAATTTTATGATTCTCGAAAATGCATCTGCGAAGTTCTCTTCGGTACCTGGAACTTCTTTATAGAAAGGCTTATGTACAAGTCTGCGATATACACCCTTGGAATAAAGACCTTCTTGAGATTCGAATATCACCCCATCCTTTAGTGTCTCATAGAAATAAAATGGAGTAGAATTGTGAGTACTGTTTCGAGATAACCAAACAATTGCATCAATAGGCTTCATATTAGGAAAGATTCCTTTTAGAATACCCTTTGTGTCTGTATTAACTTTATGTGGTTTAACGTCTAAATCTTTTTCACATATATTCTGAACTAGTTCGCCCATGCCACCTTTAAATGATCTATGCAACCTCTTAAATGTATTAAAATATGCATGTTTACTCACACACGATAATTTATATACTTGAACACCAGGCTTTGGTTTAGAAAGGTCTTGGATATTAGCAATATAACACTCTACGCTATGTTGCTTACGTCCGCTTGTTTCGCGACGTTGAATGCGGATATCGATTCTTTCGTTACCAGATAACTTAGCGGTTTCAAAAAAGTTAATTGCATCAGAAAGAACAAGTTCGGTTTCCAACGATGCATTAAATAAACTTTCATTTACTACGACCTCTGTCACGATATTCGTAATATTAAAAGACTGTCCACTATTAGAACGAAGTTTAACGTACGTCAATTCATACGTATCTGGCGTCATTGCTTCGCCAGCCGCGTTCACTTTGCCGGCTGTTTTAGGCATTTATAATTTCCTCAAATTCTTCTGCAAACTGTTCGATATAAGGTGGATCTATTACTCTGATTTGAGACCTAGCATCATTGCGAGCAATTACGCGCTCTCGATTCGATACATAACCACAAGTATTACGTGGCTCTCCGCTAGGAATAACAGTATCAACTGTCACCGGATTTTTATCTGGGTCACTTAATAGATACCAATAAGCAGGAGCTTCAGCGTAGTCCCACACTTTATATGTAGCCACACTATCGCCCGAACTTGCACCTTGCACGAATTCTGTAAGTTGAGTCTCAGGGTTTCCTTTAAAGGAACCGCCATTTACATCTTTTAATACTAATTGACTTAAGTCAGAATCTTTACGTACTAATATTCCATTCGCCGAAGATGTAGATGCATTAACTGTTTCACCAATATTAAAACGGCCTGAGAGTGAATCACGAAAGTTTGTGATTAAACCATCGCCTGTTTCTTCAATTGTTGGACGAGTTTCTATCACTGTTCCAGTATAATTTTGTACGAGATATTCTTGAAGGTCTTCTTGTGACATTGGCCATGAGGCAATACCATCATGCAAGAAATCATTAACAATAAAGAACGTCCAATAATAAATGGATGTACCATACAACTTATATGATAATACGTCCGGACGGTCACCATTAGTGATTTGATGCTTCTTGTACATTGATGGGTTATCAATAAAATTACCTTGTGGTCGTACACTTCTGAATATATCAGATATACGTTGGAAACTACCGTTGCCCTCGAAGTCGTAATTTACTTTAGGAAATTGTGAAAAGAATGCCATATTAGCTCACCTTAGCATTTGTTTTAGTTTTATCTTGCTTATAGAACACTTCAGAATCTTGGCCATTATCACCCAGGTCGAATAAATCTCCACGAGTAATTGTTTTTGTTTCTTGAAATGCCAGATTCATATCAACTTCAACCGGAGAGCCATCTTTATGAAAAGAGTTACCGCTTGAATTGTATGTTGCGTCTACCGTAGTTAAATAACACGGCATGATTTTAGGCATGAATTTATTTACTTCAGTACCATTATAAAATGTAATCTGAAATGTTGGAGGATATTGAAGAGAAATTGAGCCGGACGTCAAAGGCATCATATACTTCCTAAATAGCATTTCAATTTTTCTTACAACGTTTGCTTCTTCAGGAGATTCAGATACCATTTTAAATGAAAAGCTAAACTGACGAATACCCATACCACTAAATGCTAGGTTGGTCTGTGGATTAAGAGCAACACCCCTTCTCAAAGCATTCCCCTTTAGGATATCACCTGCCGGTCCGCCAATCGCAGAGTCGGCCAAAAACGCTGACATCGCAAGAGTATCTGCCTCGCCGACTGCACCGCCTCCGCCTTGGCCACCAAGAATACCAAGGTCTAAATTATCAAATGATGCAGAACCTGGAATAGCAAATCCGTTGGGAACGTATAGGTGAATGCGATCAAACTGTCTGTTATTCTTCTGGTCTGATAACGTAAATCCTACGTGAGGATATGATTCGTTAGCCTTTTCTCGTAGCCCAAGAGGATATGTGATAATTGCCATTGTAATGTGCCTATAAATAGTATTAAATTAAACATTTCTATAGAAGTATTTATATGGCTTATTCCGGGAAATGGACCCCAAAACGAAAAGAAAAGTACTGTGGTGACTATACTAAGATAAAATATAGGTCATTATGGGAAAGAAACACGTTTCGATGGCTAGATGCTCATCCAAATGTAAAACGTTGGTCCTCAGAAGAGGTAATCATTAATTACCGGTGGCAAGTAGATAAAAAAATTCACCGATACTATATTGATTTATATATCGAATGGAACAATGGTGATGAGGTTATAGTTGAAATTAAACCTAAAAAAGAAACTATGAAACCAAAGATGCCTAAACGTAAAACCAAAAAGTATATTAATGAGGTAACTACGTACATTAAAAACACAGATAAGTGGAATGCGGCAATGCGTTACGCTGATGCTCGAGGCTGGAGATTTGAAATATGGCACGAAGATATTTTAAAGAACAAAGGCATAAAACTGTTGAAAGGATAGTATAAATAACAGTATAGGAGAAAAGCTTAATGGCATCGTTATTTGACACATTGCAAGTCCAGGCATTTAGGGCTGGCATAACCGCAAGGACTAAAGAGTCCCAGAAGTGGTTCCGCAATAAAATCGAAGATATGAAGACTCCCAGTAGGCAGGCTTTATTGAAGGATGATGCATTGAATCCCACCTCAAAAGAATTGATGGGTGCAATGTACATGTACTTCTATGACCCTAAGCACAAAAAGACTTTACCGTACTATGATAGATTCCCTCTAATACTTATGATTGAACCTAGAAAAGGCGGATTCTTGGGATTGAACTTACATTACCTAAGACCAGATATTCGTGCTAAATTTTTAGACGAATTAATGAAATTAGCACCGGGGAAAGTAACTGATACATCAAGGCTTAGAAGATTACGTTACGACTTAATCTCCGGAACAAGAAAATATAAAGAGTTTAGGCCGTGTTTAAAAATGTATTTAACTAGCAATATTAGATCTAAGATGGTAAGAGTTCCCATGAGTGAATGGGAAATTGCAGTATTCTTACCAACAGAACAATTTAAGAAAGCTCCGAAAAACACTGTCTGGAAAGACTCTATTAAAATTGCGAGGCAAAGACCGTAATGTCATCCATCGATAAAATGAAATCCGTACTTTCTAAAAAGGGCGGAGTAGCACCAACTAACAGATTCAATGTGTTCTTTACACCGCCAGGTGCGATAACACTATTGCGTAGCCCTAACAAAGAAAACGTAGTTGGTGGACTGTTGGCTCAAGTAGGCAACGCTGTTTCAGGAAACTTTGATAAGCGTAATCTTGTACCAGACCCAAGAGATATTTCGATTCTATGTGAAACGGTTAGCATGCCAGGTAGGTCTTTAAGTACGATGGATTACCAAGGCGCGGCACAGAGTGTTAAAGTTCCATATACATATATTGATGCAGATGTTGAAATGACATTTATATTGACGAATGATTATTATATGAGAGTAATGTTTGATAATTGGATTTCAAGCATTTTTGATACAGACTTATATCGTTCAGGTTATAAATCTGACTATGCGGTTGATGTAGTAATACAACAACTTAACCAGAAGAATGTTCCAGTGTATGGAGTTAAATTGGAAAACGCATACCCGATTGATATGGCTGCAATTAATTTAAGCAACTCAGAAGAAAGTGGTGTACAGAAAATCACAGTGACTTTTGCTTATGACAGATATGTTCCGGAAGGAGCGTTATCATCTACCGGCTCAGCGATTAGTGCTGCTTCCGGTGGTTGATTTATTATAAATTTTTGATTTGATAATATTATTATAGGAGAATATTATGGCGTTACCAATTGTAAATAGTTCGCGTTATACAACAACTATCCCTTCAACAGGTGTTGAAGTAGAATACAGACCTTATTTGGTTAAAGAAGAAAAGATTCTGATGATTGCGATGGAATCTAAAGACAATGTCGCAATCACAAAGGCAGTTAAAGATGTTATTAAGGCTTGCGTTATAGGTGATATCGATGTGAATCGACTCGCAACGTTTGACCTGGAATTCTTATTCCTCAAACTACGTGCTAAGTCAGTAGGTGAGGTTGCGGAGATTTCTTTGAAGTGTTCCGAATGTGAAACACCAAATGAGATGACTATTAATCTTGACGAACTTGAAGTGCAAGGATTAGAAGACCACGACAATGTTATTCAGATTACAGATACTGTAGGGATTACTATGCGCTATCCATCTGTTGCAGATGTAGCCGGAATCAATCCAGAAGACCTAGGTAAAGTTAACGTTGTAATGAAATTGATTGTATCATGTATGGAAAGTATCTTTGATGCAGATGCTGTCTACGCATGTAAAGATGAATCTACTAAGAATGTACAAGATTTCTTAGATAGTTTGAATAGTTCACAGTTTAGAAAGATTGCAGAATTTTTACAAAAGATTCCGGCGATTAGTAAAACATTGAACTTTAAATGTAAGTCATGTAATCACGAGAATGAGCTTGAGCTCAAGGGACTTGAAAGTTTTTTTTCGTAGGCCTCTCTCACGATAGTTTAGTCAATCACTTTAAGACTAACTTCGCGATGATGCAGCATCATAATTATAACTTGAGCGAGCTCGATAATATGGTGCCGTGGGAGAGGGAGATTTATGTTTCTCTACTTCAGAAACACATACAAGAAGAAAATGATAGACTTAAACAAGAAGAAGCTAAACGAAACCGAAAGAGGTAAGCAATGAGCGACGAAGAAATTAAAAAACCTGATGCATTTCATCCGGCAGATACTAATGGCGATGGACATGTAACGGCAGAGGAAGAGAAAATGTTCCTCGAGTTCAAACGTAAAGAACTCGAAGACGCAGATGCAATGCGTGATGCCCAACGGAAGATGACATGGTTTGCTCTGTTTGGCTTACTGTTATATCCATTTGCCGTAGTTGCTGCATCTCTTGCTGGATTAGACCAAGCACAAAGTACATTAGGTAGTATGGCACCAACATATTTTGTTGCTGTTGCTGGTATTGTAGCAGCGTTCTTTGGCACTCAAGCATTCACCAATAAAAAGTAAGGAATTAAGTCATGGCAAGAGATGAAAGCGGCAAGTTTATGAATGAGCAGACTAAAAGCTTACAAGATATTGCTTCGAATATTAAAAACGATAATGATGCTGCTAAAACGCAGCAGCAGCTTCTTATTGCCGGAAATAAGATTAACGAACTTAAACTTAAATCAGAAGATAGTAGTACACAACAACTAGAAAATACCCTAATACAACTAGGCAATCGTCTTGCTAATCCAAACACCACTGATAAACAGATGGAAACTGCATTAGACAACCTTGATAACTTGGTTACTCAAGCGAATGAATTAGAAATGACTAGGGCAACTCAGGCCGAAGTTACTGCGCTTGGTACGGCACAAAGCATTGTACAATTGACTGACAGAATAAAAAGCCAAAACGCTATCCTGTCTGATCAACTTGATATGTCGGCTTTAGAGATTCAAATAAAAGAATTGAGCAAAGGTAATAATAGGTTATTCGTTAACTCAGAAAACCAAACGAGAATCCAAGAAAGCTTCACCGAAGGCCAACAAATGTTAACAGAAGCGATTCAAAACGGTGACAATCAAGCCGCTGAGATTGCAATGGAACATTTAAAACTCGTACAAGATGCGGCTGGCAGCGAAGAAGCTCGACGTGAATCAGCAAAAGCTGCGGCAGATCAAAGCTCAAAGCTAGGGAAAATGGCATCGGGACTTGAAGGTCTTAGTGGTAAGTTTGATGGGTTTGCGGACGGAATCAAAAGCGGCGGTGGATTCTTAGCAAGCCTAGGCGCTATCGCAATGATGATATTCTCGCCCGAAACACTGGCAAACTTCTTAAACGCTGCAATTAAAAGTATTACTGATATTATTAACGGCATTGTAATGATTTTTGAAGGAGATGTGAAAGGCGGATTATCATTGCTTGGAGATAACGCATTGATGGTTGGTGTTATCATCGGTGGTATTGCATTGCAATTTGGTGGTGCGGTTATCATGAAGTTTGCTAAGTTGTTTAAAAACGTAAAAGCAATGATGACTGCAATGAAAGCCTTTAGATTGTTTATGGTAACAACTGCCATGCCGGCAATCGGAGCTTTCTTCTCCGGTATGATATCATCTATCACTGCAGCATTAATACCTATGGCTCCAGTTATTCTTATCGGTCTTGCAATCGCAGCCGCTATTGGTTTATTCGCTTTTGCTATGATGAAAGTAAGAGATGCATTAGGATTCTCATCGGTCTTTGATGTTCTATTCTACGGACTCGCATTTGTTAAAGATGGTATTGCACACTTTGGTAACGCATTCATTAAAATCGCCAAGAAGATTGGTGAAATGGCTGGTAAACTATTCGAGTTCTTGGGAATTGAGACTCCAGAATTCTTAGACAATATGGCTAATATGGAATTGATGGATACCGATAATGCGGCCAAGTTCAAAGAAGAAGCTCAAGCGAAAAAGAAAGCAAAAGACGAACAGATAGCGGAAGAAGAAGGAATAGTTGCACAAGAAAAGAGTGATGTTCTTATTGCTGCCACAGAAGAGTCTACTGATAAAATGGCCAAAGCATCTGCGGATTCAGCGGATAGATTAGTTGCTGGTATCGAAGCCAGAGACGAGAAACAAGCCGGTATGTTTAGTGGTATGTTCAATCGTGGTAAGAGCGAACAACTAGATGAATCTGGGACAGAGGGAAGTTCCAAATCTCCTGAGATGGTAGCAAAAGAAGGTGAAAATGACGTAGAATCATTATCCGCTGAGAACCAAGCAATGCGTGAAGACCTGGCTATGCATCATCAGGGCGGAACAAGCAATAATGTGAGTGCGGTGAGAGGTGGTGATACGAGTAACAATACAACAGTTAACCACACATCACGACGTAACCGTAGAGGATACGGTCTCAATACTGCATCTATGGCATAATAAAAAAGGGGACCGAAGCCCCCTTTTTCGTTCTTATTGGTTAGTGTTAATTAACCGTCTTTTGCCAATTTAGCGAAATATGACATAGTATCATCTTCACTAGCAACAAATGCTGAAGCATCCGCTTCAATATCTGGAGTATTTGTCTCGACTTGCGCCGGCTGAGGAGCAACAACTTCCTCATAGACTGGAGCAGCGGCTTCAATACCGGCACTCACACCTAATACTTTATTCAACTTAGCGCTGAGTTCAGCGTAGGTCTTATAGTTCTTAGGATCTGTAAAGTCTGATAGAGAGTAGAGTTGGTTATATACTTTCTCAAGTCGCTCTTCATCTGCATCAAACAATGCACTCGGTGAAGCAAACTCTGATTTGTCATAGTTAACCCAACCTTCTACTTGACGGATTTTGATTTTGAAATCAGCACCCTCCCAGAAGTCGTATGGGTTTACAGGATCCTCATCTGCAAACTGTGGTTGCATGACATCCATGATTTTATCAAAGATTTTCTTACCGAACTTATAAAGGAATACTTTACCTTCATTTTCAGGATTAGCCGGGTCGCTCACGATAAGAACATTACTTGCGTAATGAAGTCTACGCTTACGATCACGTGCTGTTGCTTTGTCTTCATCACGGCCACTGTTCCACAGTGCTGAATTCATTTCAGACACAGGGTCAGGCTGACCGATAGTAGTCAAAGAGTTTTCAATATACCATAGACCAGTTGGACCTTTAAATCCGTGGTCCCAGTATTTTACCCAGGGTAGGTCTTCACCTTCCATTGCTGGAAGGAATCGAATTACTGCATAACCATTACCCGCTTTATCGCGAGATGGTTTCCAGAATCGATCATCGCCATATGATTTGGCTTTAGAACTATTAGTTTCTTCAGCGGCTTGAACTAGTTTACTAATTGAAGCAGCCCGATTGGTTTTTAGATTTGCAAAAGACATATTTTATTTTCTCCGTTGTATATGCGTTATATTACTGAATTATCCACTCTATTCATAATGTAGATGGTGTATTATACCACAGTTTTGTCACTTTGTAAACACTTTTATTGCAATTTCTTTCATTTTTTCTGAATTCATTACAATAAAATGATCGTACTTACGTATCTTACGACTCAACTCTGGCCAGACAATGGTTTCTGTTATTTGAGCATCTGCCTTCCTCATAAACCCAACGAGTTTATTTAGAATGACCACTGTTTCTAAGCAGACATCTCCCTCTAAGTAACTGGTAATAATCCGCGGATGCGTATTGTTACCCTTTACAAATAGCTCATCAAAGGTATCAACCTCTTGAGATAGTTTATTTATATCACTTTTAAACACATAAGAAAGAGACTCATGCTTTTTGAGCATCTCCTTATAGTTAGTTTCACCTTCCGAATCCATCATGTCACCAACATAACGAACATCGTTAATGAAATTAGAAACATAGTACTTCATCAGATCGTCACCATGCCTATTGGCTAGCTTCGCGAAGAAGTATTTGTCCTTACGTTTAAAAAATGATTGTGGTGTGACTCTTGTTTTAAAGTGATATTTAACAGCATCATAATCAGTTTCAAAATGCAACTTCAGTGCATTGTACATCTTATATGCCTCAAATGGCGCTTTAGAATCATACATAGTATTTATCATAGTGGTAATGTGTTTCCTGAATCAACATCAATAAGTCTTTTTGCCGAAGCTTCAGCGGTTAACTTTGCGAGTAATGACTCACTCAATAGCTTCTTGATATTGGAATAGTCCATTCCACGCTCTTCCACTACGTATGTGATAGCATCAATGTATGTTGTACTCTGTTTAAGCACAATTTCTTCTACGGCTTTACTAAACCGTTTCTTTGTCATGATTTTAGTTTCTAGTTCTTTTATTACCATACTATGTCCTTTTCCTTGTTGTTATTTGTCCATTACTCTAACCAGAATACAGTCCTGGTTAATTCTTCCATTGCATTCACCGGTTTTAGTGGTGAGTGAATCCCATATGTTATTAATTTGCTTCGGTGTTTTCTTAAGAATCGCAGGTAACACATCTTCAGGCTTACGCAATCCGATACATCGACTCAACTTAGAATCAAAGTTTTTCAACGTTGTTCCTTTGACCTCAAAACCCTTTGTACTATTGGTTACATACTCAAACAATTTCTTGTATTTCGTATTGAACACATATAGTCTATATCCGGCCGGAATCATGATTGGATTCACCGAAGTAAGTTTAAAGTCAATTGATTCTTTCATATACTTGAGCTTCTCAACTTGCTTATCAGAAGCTCTCGGCTTCTTGGCTCGTGGAATACGAGTTGCCTTAGCCGATTGTTTGAGTGCTTCGCAATCTGCAATGATCGCTTCAAGTTGTTTAATCGCTTTCTTTTGATTAGCCCTACTCACATGTTCATAACCTTCAACGGCTTGCTCACATGTTTTATTGTATGCATCATTATACTCTTCGAGATGTACTTGAATCTTCTCTTTGAACATATTAATTGCATTACCCTTAATCTGGTACTTTTTACATAGACCATACACATCGAGTTTGATACTAAACTTATTGTCTAACCATCCATCAACAACTATTTCGTCAAAGTCAGAATAGATCGTATCCATCATCTTTGCACGCATACGTTGTTGTGGGCTAATCACGATTTTAACAGGCTTATCATCATCATCTTCTTCAGGCTCTTCTTCTTTGCTTTCCGCATGTTCCAGTAGGTTTGCCATCTTAGCATCTACTTTAGCACGAAACTCAGGTAGGTATTCGAATCCACGGAAATGAATAACACAAGCTTTACCCGCACCAATAGTCATTGCGATTTCATAGTCCTTTAGGGCTTTTACTCTCTTACATTGCTCTGGTGTCCAACCCAAGACTTCGCTTCCGTACTTAAGAACATAAGGAACGTAGTCTTTAGGGTCATAGTAATAGTTGTACCAATTAGCGGCTTTAGACCAAAGACGATCTGCCAGCACTGGGTCAGTAGGCGTATCGCCCGGTGAGAATACAGGCTCTTTGCCCATATAGACTGTATCAATAGTCTTCCTATTGGCACGTCTTGCTTCTTGATTTTTTGCTTTGGCTGCTAATGTTGCCATGATTATCCCTTAATATTAATGAGACGCCTTGCTTCCATACGGGCTTCTCTTTCCGTGATATACCACTCAACCCCTAGGTACGAATCTCCGAACCATGCGCGAACACCGAAACGTGGTGTATCGCCTAAGTTCTCTACGACTTCAGTGGTTACTTTACCCTTAGTGAATTGTGTTTGACTCACAGTACGATATGATTGTGACATTGCATGCTTTCCTTTTTACTTGATAACATTATGTTTAGGTTTCCTTTATTTACCGATGCTCGTGATTTCGTCACGAGGTATTACTTGATAAGTGCCTTTGTTGTATCCAATTGCGACAGTGTAGTTTTTAGATTCCTCTTTTTTGTATGAGGTATCTTCTGCAGGAACATAGGCAATGCCCATATCACTCATGGACGGATACATCTCACGATGCTCTTGCATACGCTGCATATCCTGTTCATGTCCTACGGTATACGCATCTTGACGTGACTCAACCACACTCGCCTTAGGCTGATATGGTTTTGCTTTCCTTAATGCGTTGGTCTTACGTTTACGACCGTGAATGTCGTATCGCAATGAATTTGTATAGTTCATTTTAACTCCAGTTCTCATCATTTAATAAAGCTATTATATCACACTTTAGATATAATGTACACAACTATTTTTGAAAAGATTCAATTAAAAACTGTTTATTTTGAGATACGTATTCTTCGTACGTCAGTGCCGCTTCTTTCCATGTCTCTCGTTCTCGAGCATTGCGGTTATACATGTCTCGGCAGTATTGTGCTGGTACTTCCAGCCACCGTTTTTCAAAATCATTCATTTGTGGTTTCCTCTCTGATGGGCTTGTGGTAAATCATTAAACGCAGATGGTATATTGGTTATAATAACTTCTACTGTATTTCGTTCATTGGATACACTAGAAACTCTTGATGCCCATGCGTTATATGTCATCTTGATTAATCGTGTATTATACTTTCGTGACCATTCGATAAGTCTATCATTGTTCGCGCCTCGATGCGAGAATGTATTTGAAAGTATGAATGAATAGCCATTATTGCTTAAAGTATCTATGTGTTTTAGTAACCCAGCCTCATCAGAGTCATTCCAGCCTCCGTATTGAAACTTACTTGCAACATAAGGAGGGTCAAGGTATATCACATCATTCTCTTTTGATATACTGTCCAGTTCTATAGTATCATAAGACCCAAGCTTCACCGATATATTTTTGTTTCTAAAAATCTCAGAGTGGTTTCGTATTCTTTCTACATCTAAATTCTTATTGCCGAACGGAACATTGTAACCATTTGGTCCAAATCGAAGCAACGAATTGAAAGAGAGTTGTAGTAGTGTATACAACATCGGAACGTTTTGTTCTGTTATTCCGTTGTCATTATATTCTTTGTTAAAGTCAATACGCAGTTTATTATAGCATGATTTATCATTTCCATTTGGAAAGTAATCACGGTAAACGTTCTCAACTTTAACGTGTAGTTGTTTATCTTGAAGGGCGTGGTGCAGAGCAACTACATGAGGGTCTTTGTCAGTTGCGACTCCTCCATTGTTTGCGTTGTATACACACACGCCCGAACCTAGGAAAAATTCATGTACTCTATCATATTTACACATCTCTTCGCGTAAGTACATTTTCCAAATCCTAGATTTGTTCCCACTATATGAGAATGGTCCTTTATTCAAACTTACAACCATTCTCTAGTTCATCTTGTCTTTGCTTTCTTATAAGCTCTTCTTTACTGTTCTGGACAAGTTCATTTAATTTACGTTTCCAAAGGTCCTTAAATTCAGGATTCTTTGCATCGGCCGCAGCCCTAATTAGAGCACGGTATCTACGAGACATAGTCATTAGGTTTAATTCCATTCGTCTGACTTCTTCATTGAGTTATAACTGCTTACGTAACTAGTACCACTAAGGTAATCACGAGTTTGGCTTTCAGACCAATACATATTCTTCTCACTAAAAGCATCAAGAGAAGATGGCAATCCTAGATCGTCTTCATCATCTTGCTCGGCCTTTCGGATTTGCGCTTCCATCTTTTGATTGAAGGCATCTTCACGTTTTTGCTCTCTGAGCTTTCGTGCATAGAACTCTTTAGCAACTTTATTGATTAGTGCTAAACGATCGTCTTTTTGTTTTTTAGTCATACTCATATCTAAACTTCCTCAATTGTAATTTTGTATTTTTTGCCATTCACATCTAGGCATTCGATAGTCTTTGCAGTTGATACCATGTAACCTTCTTCGTGAAGGTCCATGAACACACTACCCGCATGTGCAACTATACCACCATCGTTCTTTGCATCTTTATCAAGAGCAGGTTTAATAATTGTATGGGCGATATAGTCACAATATGCTAGTCTCATGCTTCGTCTCCTCCGAAGGTATCATCCCACTCTTGCGGAGTGATACCGGTCATGATGAACTCACGCTCACACGCGTTGAGGTCTGGGAACGCACGATGAACCAGAGTTCCTTCGTTCCAAGCCTTCAACTGCTCATCCGTGATTGGAAGGTCCATGCTGGAAACCTTACCAGATACCAAACTTTCTCTAATTACTATCATTACGCTACCTCTAACATTCCAAGTGGACAATTCCACAATTTACCATCAATTTTCACAACAGCTTTTGTTCTGTTGATTTTAGTAACCTCACCATACTCAACACCTTTTCTGCTATTGAGTCGTACTTGAGCACCAACAAACAGTGAAGCCTTAACACCATGAGCTTTGATTGCTCGTAGTTGCTTTTGTTTAATTTTAATCAGTTCGATTACTTCATTCATTTCATCATTAGAACTGATTGAGTTGATTGCGTTTAAGATTGATTTTTTCATAATATAGTTACCTTTTCAATTGTTTATATTTGCATTATACACTGATAATTTTGTAATGTACACAACTATTTTGCATTTTTTGCATGCTAAATTGTCACACCCCTGAAGCAAAGACGTACATTTCTTTGTTTCCATCGTAGATTTCTTTCTTTGGAAGCCACACTTCACGCTCCTCACAATCAATACCAACGATGTTTGACTGACCATATTTGGTTCTTGCGAATACATTCAAATCTTGCCGTTGAGCCAAATCAAACCAAATCTTACGACCACCTTTTGATTGGGCGGAACCGGCTTGAAGAGTAATACCAAGCTTCTTGATAATGTAACGATAAGCTTTAGCGGCAATACCACGACCAGCATACTTGTGGTCTAAACGAGTGATATCAATATGCCAAGCTTTAAACTCAGTAATACTCAATTGAATCTCAAGAACTCGCTTAACTCGCTGAGGGCTTCTACCGTGAACCACGCTAGTATCAACAACTTCAACCCACAGACTCTCATCCATGGAATCATCAATCCAGACTTGTAACTTGGAAAAAGAACCTAAACGCGTCCAATCTTGATAAGATGGTTTAGTATCAAAGAAACCAAGGGATTCTTTCTTCTTCATAGTGATTCGGTCCATAATGTATATCCTCTCAACAATTTATATAAGCATTATACGACAGTTAGAAAGGTATGTACACAACTATTTTGCAAATAACCGCATTTTTTTAGATTATTTTGGAATATGTGACATAAATATCACACTTTTTGGTTATAAGGAGGGTTATATGGCCATATCTCTGGCATTTACCCACCAATCGATGCCACCATTGGTCCCATACTTAGACTTGTACAGTTTACCTAGGGCCATAACAACTTTAATGGGTACATTCTCATCGAACCGAGTACCTCCCTTTTTAAAGTATGGATATCCAAACTCACCATTCTTGGCGGTATCCCATAGGTCAGTTATATGTTGGTCCTTACCATACACATAACCAGGATATTTGAATTGGTCTGACGTTGCATCAAACACTTCATTTGTGGTCTTATGTTGTACAAACCAATGAGAGGTCTTCATGCCGAGTGAACAGAACTCGAAGGGTCTTATCAACTTTAGGTCAAAGTATTTTTTACCACCACCGAAATGATATATGAACTTAGAACTCTGGAAACATTTACCATACATCGGATGTGTTGGACCATACTCCTCAACCATCTTCCTTTCAACTTCACGCCAATCATAATTACGAACTACTTTTGGTGGGGGAAATAAAGCAAGGGCTTCATCAGACTGTAGGAACTCAACGATATTATCGAAGTGCTCTCGAAGAAGCTCGACGTGGTCTCCCACATTAGTGTGGATATCAATCATATGAGTTCAAAGGGAAAGCATTTCATGAATAAAGCGTCTTCGCCCTCATAGGCTTCTACTTCATATGGTTCTGTACCATACTTCATAGTAGAACAGTTTTTACCCTTCCAGAATAAACCAGTCTCGTCTAGTTCACCTCGTAGGAACTGTTTAGCATGAATGAACTCATGTGATAGTGTTCTCATTTGATTTAAGAATGATTGACCTTTACGTTGAATATCAATATGAACATCACGTCGGTCGCCAGTGCACAAACCTAAGAAAGCACCTTCCATTTGAGTTGTAAAATTAACTGTAATCTTACCCCTCTTGCGTGTGTGCATTCTATAATGCTTCATCATGTTTGTGATATATTGTTCAACTACAGGCCGGTTCTTGGCTCTGCCTTCAATTTCAAATAACATACTATAATACCTCTATCTAGAAAGTTCGCCCTTTTTCTTGGCTTCTTTTTTACGGTCGATAAAAACTTTGGCTTTATTGAATGTGCCAGAATGTTTCGCGACCATGTTGCGAGGTTTAGGTGGAGTCTTCTTTGATCGTTTCATGGCCATCTCTCATTTACTTTACTGTGCTATTATACCACAGTTTTTCGGTTATGTACACAGTTAATGTGACCATAACGTAAAAAAATGTCACATTAATCTGATAGGGGGTTATTTAATACCGTTTGAATTTTAGTGTTTAGACGATCCTCAAGGGATTCAATAGACAACTTAGTATCAGTCTGGAGTGATTCACGTTTAGTATCGAATCGTAAATCAGCACGGTCTATCATGACTCGTACTCGGGTTTCTAGTTTTCTATTGGTTGAGTCAACTCGGTCTAGGACTTCTCTGTTACTATCTTCGATTCGGTCTACATTCGCTTCCATACGATTGAAGTCATCTCTCAGATCATTCTTGATTGAACGGGAATAATCAATAGCCTGATTTACCTGAACTAGCATCTCTTCCATCTTGATTTCGATTTGCTTATTTCTATTCTCAATCTCGCCAGTATCAATATTGGCAATGATTTCTTTCATGTTCATGTAGTCAGCGTAAAACTGAAAGCCGCCCCAGGCAGCCCCGCCAAGTGTCGACAATGCGGTTAAGATAACCATCATCTTACCACCTTTAAATGTCATTCCTCCGACTTCAATCTCAGCCATTGTTCTACTCCTTAATTTCTTCAGGTTTATCAGTCTCGAACTTTAAAGCTCTGAGATTTGCTATTTCTTGTTTTAACTTCATTACCTCAAGCCTTCGAACTTCCATCTCAAGCTTAAACAACGAGTTACAGTTGATACGTTCTTTTGGTCCACCAATAGGAATCGTTATCTTGGCATATACGCCAATATCCTTCGTCATACTATCTACAGGAACTCTTGTAGGCTCAAACATTCCATCGTAACTGTCATCCTGTCCAATGACTCCCATAACTCCAAATTCTACATTCGTAGATGAACCAATGGCATTACGACAGTCTAGGGATCCTGCCCTAATCTGATCTGAGGCATAATTCCCGGGCGATGACGGCAAAGCAATGTTTAAAGAACTGCTATCCGCCTGTGCCAACTGAGAACAACCCACTACTAAAAGACTAACTAATATAGCTCTGTTGGGACTTTTCATTTTTTATCACTTCACCTTTGAACAAATCCTTGATGTTACAAATGTAACCCTTTCATCATTCGTTATAATTTTAGACTTACTACATACATACTTAACTACGTCACGATCTTCATCTCGAATGTGTATATCTACGGTTTTTCTTTGCAAGTGTTGCACTCGCATAATCCTATCAGATACCGCAAAACTGATAGGCTTCCATTCCTCATCGAATACCGAGATTTGATAATGTTTAATATTCGGTCTCGTATTCAATATCTCCATTCTTATTCTTAATACCCCAGGAACGTATGACTGTTCTACAGTCGGATACGTCGGAGTCCACTGGTGCGCGTGTACGCGACCGCACACCAGTGTACCCAAAAGTATAATACTAAAAAATATTACTGCGCGATACATTCTGCAGTTACCGCAGCTCTATATGTACCACCAGGAAATGATTTACCATATCCGTATTCAGCCTGTGATTCAGTCTTAAACCAAATACTACCTGCAAGTTCTAGGTCAAACTCAGTAACGTTTTCATACTGAACTTTAGTAGATTCCCACTCGGACATGGCGGCATTAGAAACTTCTTCAATTTCCACATCACCATCCCAGTTAACTATGTCGTTTAACGAAGGCGAAGTACTAAATTCCAGTGGGTATGAAATTTTTGCCTTATATGCACTGGCTTCAATAATATCGTATCTGATAATAGGATTTACTCCACCATCAGCCGGAAGTGTGCTAAGCGTATCCGATAACGGGTTACCATAGACTCCAGGAGTATCAGTAGTGATTACACACTTGGATTCTACATTACCTGTAATAGGTGCGCCTACATAATTTTGCGCTTGCAGAGACGTAGCGCTTGCACTCGCCAAAAGCAGTGTTAATGCTAAGGTTGAGCGACTTGTGTTTTCTATATATCTTTTGAACATTAACGTTCTCCTTTTTCTTTATATTGTGATTGTACCATTTCGTCATGAAGTAATTGTTGGGCAAACGAAACTCGTCTTGCCTTGATATTGACGGGTATTTTTCCGTCTTTTAATACAACGGTATCTTTGTAAAGTCCACCTTGTATAGTCACCGCTGCATAATTATTAATCATGTTAGTACTATAAGCCACTAACTGTTGATGTTTTAATTGAGCGTCACCACTTATTTCTAGTGCATTAGCACCAGCGCTCATTGCAAATTGCAGTCTTTCTTTCAACCGTTCTTTTTTTATACTTCTTTTCCGATCAAGCTCTTTCTGTTCTTGTTCTTCTATTTCCGCTTCTTTACTCTTCATATCTTCATCTATGAATTGTTGCTCTTGGTCATAGTATTCGCTTAAATCAACCTGTGGAATATCCGGTAAAACCGGCACATACCCAGGACATTCTGGACTTGATTGCGGGTCAAAGCAAGGATCATACTTGTAACTGTAAAACACATTAGCATCCTCTACGCTTCCCTCGCCTTCTACCTCAATAGAACCATTTCCCCATCTTCCGATTAACACATTATTCTGTGGTATGGTTTTGAAGATAGACTTACCTTCTAATCCAGACCAATCATCTACTTCCCTAAAAATGTATTCACCCGGATTCATTGCATCTTCATTTTGCACATACACTATCATATCAGACTCAGGGTCTTTGACCGCAGTATATCGATATGTCACACTCGTAACCGCTAGCCCTGCCTGTTGAGGCAGTATATTTTGCATTACCCAGTTATACCCTGCGCTGGTACCTGTAGTCGCGGCATTACCGGTCGTACCGTATATGGTATCAGAGTAAGAGTAAGAGGAGCAAGAGAGAGCCAATAGCACCCCCAGCGAATAACGTTTGTTCATTTTTAGTATAGCCTTCATCTTCCTGTTCTACTGTTTTTTTTTCGTCTTCAGGGTTTGAAGCAAAATGCACTTCCCATGCAGCCTTTGCTTCCGCCCCAATTAATCCTTCAAATGGACATGGTGTTCCCGCATTCCACATCGCATCAAATATTCTTTCGTCTTGACACATTACCGATACCGCCGCAACTTTCATTCCCATATCATATAGTGTCTTTGCATTCTTTAACTTTTCACAGTTAAAATCAGTAATTTGTGTACCCATTGATACACCCAAGATTTGAGTTTGTACTGCGCCAGCCACTCCGAATGTACATAAATCTGAATTTGATGTATTAATCGTTGGCGATATTGCAGATGCAGGAGGAGACTTTAATGTTGTAGTCGTCTTTCCTGTAGTAGTAATAGTACTAGTCGTCGTAGAATCCGTCGTAATTAAATTCGGGTCAACCGGCGGTGGAACATTTGGGTCAGACCCATCGTCTTGTGCGCTTGCCGGAACTGGTACCATCAGGCACAGTATCATTCCAAAAATCAGAGTAGTTAATCGTTTCATTTCGTTTAATCCTATATTCATCTTATAAAGTATATCACTTTTATTTATATGTTTTAAAACCCTGGTTTTAAGCAAAAAAAAGGAGCCCCTCAAGACTCCTCCAAAACACGCTTTAATTGTTATAGTTATCTACCCTGCGTCGTTTTTTGAACGGGTTATTCAGTAGGCAATCCGACAGAATATGCTACTTTCCCGTTAACTCTTTGCGCGGTCAAACATTGACCTCGATTTGCTTTTTCATTAACCCATGAAACATGAATCCATCCGGATGATGGGTCTCCAGTCTCATAGAATTCTGAAATTAACTGATCGAATTTTAGATTATCTCTAATCCATTGCGCAATTACAAGGTTGTCTGCTTTGTCACATTCAAAATCAACCGCTTGACCTTTACTATGTTGTGACGTTTGTGAACCACCAATTGCTTCATTAAGCTCTTTACAACGATATCCAGACGTAATACGTGTAATACCAAATTGCTCACGCACAGGTTGAATTACGTTCTTGAACAGTTCTCTTGCGTATTCAAGATGATCGCCGTTTGGAGTGTTATCTATACCTAAACGACTTGCAGTCTGAGATGCAGTGTACTCTTTAAGAGTAAAATTTTTACTCAGTTGCTCGTTATTTTTCTTTCCAAACATTTCTTCTCCTTCTTGTTCGTGAATTATTTAATAATCGCACTGATGTAATTCTCGAATTCCTCGATTTTTGCAGTGCGGTTTGGCCAAAGAATATATTCTTTTTCCGGATTCTTTTTAAGATTAGTAAGAAGAGGTAGTATTGCATTATATAGATTATTCAGTTTTTGTTCTAACTGTTCCACGCTTTCAGTACTTGCCGATGCTTTCGCATCTGCCTGTTGTACAACCTCTAACTCGTGTTCGTCAACTGCGGTAAAACCGAAGTCAAACTTGTCTATATTAATTGTCATGACTACCTCTTTTTCTATTCTATGGTTTATTTATACTATTTAATTGCCTCATATAACCCCTCGAGGTCTTCCATCTCGGCAGTTAATTCAAGAATGTTTTGCTTGTGATAGATTTTAGACATCTTACGAAGATACTTCGCCTTAATGCCAACCTTATCTTCGAGGTCTTTTAAAGCTTCTCGTACGAATTCACGTTCGCCTTCGGATCGTGCGTACGAACCGCTAAGTTCTTTCATTGCGGCTTTGATAGCTTGACGGTCGTTAGGATTGCTTGGGATAATAATAGTACTCATAATGTTTCTCACTTGTTTGTTAATAGGTCAATAAAATAATTAATAATCGGAAATGATGCTCCATCAAAGAACAACACTGCGATTAGGTTAACGACTAAGAGTTTAAACCCTAGCCAGATTACGATAAACCATGCAAGAAATTTAAAGAAGCCAAGCTCCTTATACATCTTGATAGCCTTTCGTATGATTGGGAAATTCCACCTCATTGTAGTACCTCCCAAAACTTTTTAAAGAACATATCTGGGTCCTCCATGTTCATTGCGGACTTGACAAAGTTTCCATGCTCAGATGGTGTATACACATATAATTCATTCTCTTGAATAATTGAACGTATGTTCAAGCCCCAGTTGCTGTTTTTAAGTACAAATGCAAATTGTGCATCTTCTAATGTGTGAAGGTCTTCATTGTAATCTATAATATTAAGCGAAGACCTTCTGACTGCAATAACTCTTGTGAGTGCTTCTACTTCGTATTCTTTCTGTTTGCGTAATAGGTTTTGATAGTGCCAATATACTTTAGAAGCCATTGGAATCACTCTCACTATTGCATGAGTAGAAATGATTTCAGGTATTTCTGTAGTAACGATATCACATCCACCGCCATAAAAATGTACAGACACTCTCTCATAAAATCCTTTTCCTATTATATCGTCGCCATCAACAAAGATATAATAGTCATCATCAGTATTTTCTGAGAACCATTTTACCATTGTATTCTTGCCACGAGCCGGAGTACCATTACTTTCGGTTATGACATAATCTAGTTGTTCATCTTGACACAACGATACCGCACTCTCTTGAAACGGTTTATTGAGTGTGTTAATAAAAACCGTAAGCTTTACTCCTGCTTCAGGACCAAACTCAGAAACACACGATTGTATGCATTTCTTTAGCCTTACGATATTACTAGACGTTAATATTCCTACATGTATTGACATTACTACTTGTCTTTTTGCTCAATATATTCACTCACGCCTACTAATATTAAAAGTACACCAAGAGTAATTCCTGCAAGTGATTCCGCAAATACCAAGTTCAATACGCCGATGATTGCCGGCATGACTGGTGCTGATAGGAATTCCTTAATATAGTCGTCGTAAATGTTTAATATTTTATCTTTCATAGTATTACCTCTTTTCTATTTTTGGCGCGCCCTCCAGGACTCGAACCTGGAACCCTCAGCTTAGAAGGCTGATGCTCTATCCAGTTGAGCTAAGGGCGCTTTTAAAATTGCAAGTTTGCAGAAAATATCTTTCTTTTACCCTTGCTTTTTACCGAAGTTTTATGAGTTAACCATGATGGAAACATGAGTAGGTCCATAGGCTTCGGTTCAACTATAACTTCCGAGTTAGTAACTTCACTTGTGTTATGACACGGAAATCCAGAAGAAAATGGATTTGGCGATTTAAAATGAATCGGTCCATCTTCTATCTCAATATAGTATATCATAGATATTGTATTATGAGCGTAATCGTGATTATGCCAACCTACAAATCCACCATCCGGATAATTATTAAACCATGAGTTCATAATTCTCATCCGCGAAGTATCCATATCAGTATTCAATGTAGCAACATAATCCTTTGCAATCTTTACAATCTTTGGTTCAACCTGGTGGTATTCAGCGATATTAGTATCAGATAAGAATGTGCTAGATTGAATATCGTTGTCTTTATGGTACTCAGTACTATACACTGCATGACTCTCTAACTCGAGTAAGTCTTCAATGATATCTGTTTTTGTATAGTAAATCGGCGTACCGAAGAACAACTGTGTTGACATTACAAACCTACAATGTGGTTATAGATTTCTTTCCATTTCCAATATCTTGGAACTGTACCAGTATAGTAGTTGTTGTGGTCATGAGCAACAAGAATGGAGTTTAATCCCATGGCCTTTCCAACTTCAGCGTTTTCAGGCTTATCTTCAACCCAGAAACATTCGCTGTCTCTGTATGGTTCAAGCGCTTCGTTTTTATCTGCACCACAAGGTAAACAGATAACTTCATCCCACAACTCTCTACCGAAAAGAAGGTCTAGGTTCTGATACCTTAGCCTTTGTGCATACCTATCATCGCTCAGAGATGTGATACAGTGGAACCTGTATCCATGAAGCATATTGAGTCTCTTCATATAATAGACTGCATCTCTGAGAGGGGGTAGGAATGCGATGGCGGCCGATTCATTAAACTGCCTAACCAGCTTGGTTGCTGCAGGTTTTTCTAGATTGAACCTTTTGGCCACATCGTACATGAAAGAATCATAAGTCTTATAACCTTGGTGATGCATCCACTGAGTAAATGAATACTCCCAGTCACACAACACACCATCACAATCGACTAATATAATATTTTCTTTCATCATTTTTTCCTTTGTTAATTGACTTTATATGGGTATTATACCATGTTTAAATAGGTTTGTACACTAAAAAATGCAAATTAATGCAATTTATTTTGCGCAATAAGTGACTCAAAAGTATCCCATAATGTTTCGAACTTTACTTCATAAAGTTCCTGGATAGCGAAGTATTTATTCATGATGGCATCTGACAGTTCGGCACTCATGTCTGCGTAATGTGGGCTATCAATAAAGTGTTTAGTAATGAGTTCAATATCATCAGTTACGTTCCAACACGCCATGATTTGCTTTTCTAAGTCAAATCGGTCTACGCTGAGATGGCGTACATTGTCATCCTCAGTACTTTGCGATGTAGTAACATCTATTGCATCTTCGCCAGCTACAAAATTAACATATCCATCTATTTGACGACAGCGATACTCTATCGTTCCTGGAAGCCCAGGGACAACGCCATCATATTGAACAACAGAACCAACTAAGTCGTTGTACCATTTAGCACTATCGTTACATGACATTATTTTGATGTAACCCTTTTTCATAATATTCACAGAATTAATCCTTGTAGGTAATCATTGATACCATTTTGTTTTAGTAAGCTTTCGTATTTCTCAACTTTATCTTCTAACTGCTTAATGTATTCAGACACAATATCTTTTTCACAAAGAGTTTGACAACATACCTCTAATTCTTCATGAGCCCTAGTGGCCAAAGAGTTTTCTGCGTCGATATTCATTAATAGTCTCCAATAACTTTTTTGTCCAATTATCACGATGTTCAATAAACACCTGATTTCCTTCATCACCCGCTATCACTGTTACCAATTGAGTAATAGGCATGCCAGTTCGTTCTTCCCACATAATAGCATATGCCGCTTCTTGCATGAAGTAATTATGACACCACTCCTTCGGCTTATGCTTAGCAGAAGTTTTATAGTCAACAATAGAGATTTTACCATCCCATACTCCAACTAAGTCAACCCTACCGGCTACACCAAGATGGTCCGAATATAAAGGAGCTTCTTGGGAATAGACTAAAGATAGTCTCTCATCTAACATTGGTTTTGCTTGTTTGAATGTTTCCAAGACGTGTGGCATTGCATCTTTCTTGTAATCAGGATCGTTATCCACATACTTCTCGAAAATCTCATGAACGGCAGTACCCCGCGTAGAGGCTCTGTGGGATATTTTATTTGCTTCTTCTTCACCCACACGAGCCCTCCACGCACGGATATGATCCTCCGAAAGTATACTCAGGACTGTAGTAATCGACGGATATTTCTTTCCTGTCGGGGCTTGATAGAATCTTCCGCCCTTGCCTGTTTCGGTGTCTAGGTCATCATATCCTAAGGATACTGCTTCATGCTTAAACATATTATTCGTCCTTTAAACTTTCAAAAAGCTCACGAGCGAGTGTTGCTGCTTCTTCAAGTGCAATCACAATGTCCTCAGCCTCACCTATATTGTCATAACCAAATTTATTAGTTAATCGCCCATGAGTACAATGACAACCGATAGATTGCTCAACGAGCATCTCATAAGATTGAACATTAGTAGTACAAGCCTCAGATGCATCGTCGCCTATGAATACACTCACTTCGACGCCATCCTTATTTAACCATGCAGATGCATCAATTTCAACGTATTGCTTTTTTTGCTCTGTCATCTTAATTACTCGTCTGATTAAAAACAAAATGCTTTTCGATAGTTTCGATTTTATCTTCGGCTTCTGCAATCTTTTCGATTTGAGTTTCTACTGCTTCTACAACATCCGGATGTTCTCCGATACCTGCCGGATTGTTTAGATACACCAACGCGTTTGCTTTGGCTACTTCAATCTCGCCCTCGAGCTTTGAAATTAATGCTTTAAAAATATAATAGTTCATGGTACTTCCTTATTCACTTACCTTTACGACACGATTGTCGTATTCCAACATAGACATCTGAAAGGGAACATACATCTCGCTACCAACTCGTGATTGGTCAAAGTCAGTGTTTTCTTTAATACCAGAAACCGATTTGGTCACATTAATTGTGTAACCTTGGAATTGTGAAACCTTAACACCAGGCATATACTCAACAAGGCAATCGCCTTTGCTAACGACAACACCTTCAATGTACATGTCAGGCCGGTCATCCATTGGTTGGAAATCGTATGCTTTGATTGTGTCACCGACGTTTGCTGTATTTTCGAATTTTAACATAATAAATTACTCTCTTTTGATTATCTTATGGTAGCCATTATAACACACTTTTCGGCCATTGTACACACTTATTTGCACATTTTTTTGTGCTATTGTGTCACACCCTAGATTATTTTGGAATAAGGAAGATTGGTTTAATAACCACCTGATTTGAACCAGCCTTTACCTTTCAGGTGGAATCCTCCACTCAGTCCAGGAGTAATGATTTTAGAAAGCTCTTCTTTCTTACATTTTGGACATTCGGTAAGGCTATCATCGGACATTCTTTGTACTGTATCGAACTGATGATTACATTCTTTACATTTGTACGTATACGTAGGCATTATATTTTGTTCACCAGTGGCGAATTACTCCGGCTATAATAACGAAACAAGTTAACCAATTAACGAGTTGTAGTACCAATCTCATCCACAAACCTTTACGTGAGTGTCTCATAGAAAGAACCGGAACCTTAGGTTCGTCTTCGTCGTTCCTACCTATATGGTAATCTAAAGCTCGGGCAAGTACTTTTTCCCAAGTTTTCAGTTCTTTATCCATTCTTTGTACTCACTGGTTTAATTCCGATTGCAACATTTTCAGCCGCATCTTCTGCATAGTGTAGAGATTTACCTTGATAGTGCTCATCGAGAATCCAACTTTGATTACGATACACACGGATACCATAACCTACTCTATCAAAATGCCAAACCTCGGCTTTAAGAGTACCGTCATCAGAGAAAAATGTTTTAAACTTTGTAAGTCCGTAATACATTCCTTCATAAACCATTATGCTATCTCCTCTCGTGTAATTCTTTTGTCATAATGAAGTCTCTCACAAGACCAGATCTGACAATATCTTTCCAAATAAATTCAACTACTTCAAAGTGATTCATGTTATCTAGAATATCTAAGAAATCGTTGATACCATCTTTGTCATTGTTTCGAGTAAAATCAGATTGATAATAATCACCACACATAACAAATTTACAATTATTGCCAATACGAGTAATGATAGAACACAACTCATGATAGTTACAATTCTGTGCTTCATCTACCAGTACGATAGCATCATTAAACGTCAAACCACGTATATATGATGTAGTACAGAATTCTATTTGTTTCATCTGAACGAGTTTATCCCATGCCTCACGGTCTTGGAATAAATCATTTACAATTATTTGATACGGTACAGTATAGGCTGCTTCTTTTTCTTCTTGAGTTCCAGGAAGGAATCCCATATCACGAGTAGGTACGGCAGACCTTACGATAAGTACTTTTTCGTACTCAGTGTTTTTATCCATGACGTCTTTCAGAGCAAGGTATAAACTAATAAAAGTTTTACCTGTTCCTGCAGAGCCTGATAGTACCATATTGTTTTTAGCCCAGCTTTTAAATACAACTTCTTGGTTAGAAGTCATTGGTTCTAACTTAGATAGATGCTCTAAGCGTAGGCGTGCGGGTCTAGATTTATTCATTTTGTTTTTATGTTTCCTCGTAATCTTGGAGGTAATCCACTTTTAATTTTATCTTGTACTTCTTTCCAACCGTCACCAGCCTTCGTGAGTACTCCACTATTACCGTGACTAGCAAGAGCCGGAGCTTTTGTAATCACCGATTCGAGATGTGGGTTTTCTTTTAAATAATCTTGAAGAGAATTCCATGACATCATTACGTCTTCTTCCATCTCTCCAGTGTCATTATTTCTAATACTGTATATTGGCATTAAACCACTCCGGTACGTTTCTTTTAGTCCATATCATTTTGAACCTTTCTTTTTTTGTTTGGTAAAAGTTTCTATACGACTCAACTGCATTTGTTCCACCCAAATCATTTACAATGCATTCTGGATTAGAACTCATCGCAAGTTTGTATGGAGTCCTAACTCTTGTACGAGCAATATTGTTGGGTAAAGCTTTTAATACCTTACGCAGTTTTGAATCTGTCGAATGAATCTTACCATACCTATATGTATATTCATCACATAACGCTATAAAATGATTATAGTGCCAAGTGTAATTACAACACGCTTCGCGAGTCCACACTGTTGATGGATGATTGTAATGACACGCTTTATAAAGAACGTCTTCACGTTCGTCATCTAGTTTAAAATATTGTAGCATAGAACCTTTCTTTGAAGGTCTACGTTCCATTTTGCCGTCAAGCATTCTGTGAACTGTTGATAGCATTTGCGCAGATTCTACAATCATCTTCACGACATGTTTGTCGCACTGTAATTGTGCTGCTTCGATGGGGTCTTCTGATAAAATAAATATGTTCATAATGTAGCTATTATATCACAGTAAAGAGAGAAAGTACACCTTTATTTTAGGTGTACTTTCATTTTTATTCCTCTAGTGATATGTTCCCGATGTTATTTCCTGTATGTAATCAGATAAGTGGTCAATCTTCTTCTGAAGTCTATAGACATGGCTGTCTTTACCTTTTTTCTCCATTCTGCGTTGATAATGAATTGTCTCATTCCTATCACGCTTTAGTCGTTCGATCTCAGTTAACCTCATAGGTTTCTCCGTTAAAAGTTAGATTTAGAACATGATATAAAGTGTAAAGATTATCCTCCTAATGTATCAATTGATTATTTTATGTTTGGTCTGTCTCCGGAAATAGCGTGGGGAATGCCTCGGCAACTAATGCTTTTGTAATACCTTTATATTTTCCCTTAAGCTTTTTGTCTTTCATTGCAATAACCAGTTCAGCATCATCTTCATGTACTGATTCTAGAATATTAATGAACATGGATTCGCGTCTGGCCGGTTCGATTCTATCACCGATTCCGCCCTTTACGAAATATTTGAATTTACGCGTTTGTGCGTAAAGCGTTGATGGCTGATGCCCAATAGGAGCATCATCTTTTTTGTATGGGGGTGCGCCGGCAGGGATATTGAACTTGATGTTCTCATCAAACCCGCCTTTAATAATATCACGTAGGGGTAAAGAAGATTTGGACCTAAGCCATTTAATTCTTTCTGCCTTCGTTTTTAGTTTAGAAGCTTCTGTTAAAACTTCATGAATTAGTAATCGTTTAGCCATATGTATAAAATTCCTCCACACTGTCAATCAATAGGTTACATCGTTTTTTAATTAGATAGTTCAATACTTTCATTCTCATCGGTACTTTGGTATCTTCAAAAGTATTTATAATATTTTCTTTTACACCGGTAGGTACTTCAGTAAGGTCGATAAGCTATTTGTTTCTTTGATAATTACGATATGTGTCCTCATCCATTACAGACTTTAGGTTCTCCGCATTCTCTAACCAGTGTTCAATTTTCTTTTTACTTACTGGTGTCTGACGCTTACCATCTGTAACAAACGTGTCATCTGATGATAGAATGTTAGGGATACCGTCACCACTATCTCCTCTAATGACATGCTCAAACAGATACATTCGTGGGTTTTTATCAGTAACAGATTTCTTCTGCATCGGAGAAAACTGTGACACATTACCATACTTTTGTAACTGAATAAAGTCTTTATCAGAAGAGATAATCATAACCTTTTCATCTTTACCAAACTCTTGAGTCTCCATTGCGAGGGTTGCAATAATATCATCAGCCTCACAACCATCAATTTGAATAAGTTTGTATGGAAGGTTTGCACTAATCTCTTCACGTACTAAGTTAAGGATACGGAAAATCTCGTTGAAATCAAGGTCTGATTTATCACGGCTTTTCTTACGATTGGCTTTGTAAAATGGAAAATATTCTTTGCGCCAAGTATTACCTGCGTCACAACATATCACCATGTTGCCATATTCTTTTCTATACTTTGAGTTGTACATACGAAGACTATTTAAAATCATATGACGAATCATATTCTCATCATTTAGTTTCTGTACAAATATATTGCTTAATGCAATCTGGTTAAAATCAACTAATATCATTATTCATCCCAATCATCGTCAAATTCGTCAAATTCACGTTCCGCTTTTTGTGCAGCGGATACAGTATCAAGTTTACTTCTAATATAATCCATATCCTCATGGAGCATATGTTTATATCCTTTATATCGTAACAACATTGCAGAGATAATATTAAGTACTACAAGCATATCCTGAGATTCATAAGTATCAACATTTTTAAAGTCTAGGCCTTCATAGCCCGGTACCCAATCTTGTTGCTTAAACCCCGCATCCATTATGTCAAATATATAATGAGCCATATCGACTGCGTTGTCTCGATCAGTTAATTCCTCGAAGTACAATTCTTCCACTCTATTCAACACATGTTGAACTCGTGGCTTAATTGGAAATTGTATAACATTATCTCTTTTGTTGTCATTCATTATAGTATTATACCACAGTTAAAGGTGAATGTACACAGTTATTTTATTAAAAATTGCCTGATGCTAATACGATGTGACAGATATGGTCTAGTCTTTCAACGTGTTCAAATGCTCTCCATGGGGTCTCGTCAATTGCCACAACTCCATGTCCTTTAATTCCGATGATATCAAATCCGCATTTTCCGGTTTCAGGGTCAAGCTCCAGACGTTTGAATGTTTCGTCCGCTAACTCCTGGCTGATAGGTGGAACATCAGGTACGTTCTCTGCCACTCTAGAATATCTACCAAGTTCTGGGAATAACTCAACCAATTCGTTTAACTGGATCCCAGCATGCATTGCTGCTACGATATATGTGGGATGAGTATGTAGTACTACTCGACATCCTGTTGGAATGATTCTTTGTAATCCCCAATGTAGAGGCAATTCGCCGGTAGGTTTTAAGCCTGATGCGATATCAGTGAAATACATCTCTTCACAATCATCGGCTTTTAATTTTTTAAACATGTCATATTGAATGACAGGTTTTCTGATGCCCGAAGGCGTAACATAGAAGTGATCCCTATCAGCGTGTCGGATAGACACATTGCCATCTCTTGTACTAATCATACCTTTATCGTATGAATGCTTCATCACTTCACATATTGTTTCTAACATAATATATCCTATTTAATAATATTCTTAACTGCATTACCGCCAAGTCGAATCTGAATAATACCGTTATAGTAATCATCCGTCAACAACACTTCTCTGTCGAATTGCTCTTTTGCTTCCATATATGAGCATTCGCCTTTTGTTTTACATAGGTGCAATATTTCTCTGTAAAACACTTCTGGGCCCATCTTTTCAACATCTTCGTTTAGATGTTTATTAGACCCATAATAATCTTTCCAATCTGACTCAACTAGTGTTTTCTTTCGACGCTTTCGAGTCTTGGTTATCGGTAAGGTCTTTTGGCTCCAAAAGAATTTCTTGCCTATGTATTTCCGACCCGTTGCTCGATTCGTTATCATGTATACAAAACCGTACACGTCTTTGTGACTGCATTCTTCGTTGAGTTCGTATTCTGTGCCTTGATAGTACCATTTATTTGTCATACCCTTATATATTAGTCTTCAAAATCCAATTCATCTGAAAAATCATAAAGTTCTTCTTGCTTTTCACCGCAGACCGGACAATAAACTGGAGGAGCTTCACTGTATAGTATTGTTGTTCTACAAAAGCATGCGTCACAATCTATTTCTAATCTTTGAGTTTTTGCCATTAGTAATCCCTATTAAATTCTGTCCAACCGCCAATGGATACACCATCGACTATGATTTGAGGAAACGTTTTAGCATTAGGAAACTTTTCTAGTAATTCTTCACGATTAAAATCTGTGCCTAACATAAATTTCTTATATGTTGCTATTTTGCTCACACTCATATATTCTGCTTTTTGAATTGCGTAGTTGCAGTATGGGCAATTGTCTTTACTATAAATTTCGATATTGTACATTATATAATCCTATAAGCTAAGGCCAGCCAAACCTTCGGCCGACACGTCTTGTTTAACACCACCTGAAATATACGAGGTGATTTCTGTTTCTTGTGGTGCAACTTGAACGTTGCTACCACCAATCCATTTTTCTGTCCAAGGCAATGGGTTTGTCTTGGATACAGAGTATGGGCAATATAAACCCAATGAACGCATTCGTTTGCATCCAATAAATTCAATATAATCTGATAGAAGTTTTTCGTTTAGTCCAATCATTGAACCATCTTTAAATAAGTATTTTGCCCATGTTTTTTCCTGTTCAATAACATCAACAAACATTTTTTCTACTTCGTCTGAACATTCTTTAGCGATTTTCGCCATGTCTTTATCTTCTTTTACCATGCGTTTAATCATAGTAGTTGATGCCGCAAGATGAACGTTCTCGTCACGTGCAATCAGTTTGATAATCTTTGCGTTACCTTCCATCTTCTTTAATTCTGCAAAAGCCCAAGAGCATGCGAATGAGACGTAAAAGCGAATACCTTCTAATGCATTTGCACCCATCATAGCCATATAAACTGCTTTCTTGTGAGCATATGAACCATGTCCAGGTGATACCTTATTACGATTATCCAAATCATCATAGTATTTTGTAATGCTTTGCGCACAATCTGAAATCTCTTGACTATCCATAATGGTATCAAAGACTAAAGACGGGTTAGCATACACATTACGAATGATGTGAGTATATGAACGTGAGTGAATAGTTTCAAAGAAAGTCCATGTTAAAATCCAGTTCTCAACTTCTGGTAAAGAACAGATTGGTAGAAACGAAATAGCCGGGTCTCTGCCTTGTACACTATCCAATAAGATTTGACGCTTCAGGTTGCTTGTGAAGATATGCTTCTCAAACTCATTAAGGTCATTAAAGTCTTTCTTATCTTTTGATACGTCTACTTCTTCTGGTCTCCAAAAGAAACCTAATTGTTTTTCTGTAATTTTATCCAACTCCGGATACTTCAATTGATCGTATCTTGCAATGTCAACCGCTTCATCAAGAAACATGTTTTTGCTAAGATGGGACTTTTTCTTACTTGCCATTAATTTGTTACCTTTATATTGTACATGAATCGCAGTCTTCCTCTTCAACCTCAGTCGGAGAAGTGCCCTCGTACGTGTGGTGAGTTTCCGTATCAGTCATCTCTCCCGCACCGTCGTGGGTGTTAAAATAGTATAGTTGTTTTAGACCGTACTTGTAAGCCGTTACTAGGTCTTTGATAAGCACTGACATCGGAATCTTTGAATCTTCAAACTTCGCAGGATTATAGGAAGTATTAACGCTGATTCCTTGGTCAACGTATTTTTGCAAAATAGCGCAGATAGCCAGATAACCATCCGGAGAGTCTTGGTCCCATAATAGGTCATATTTATTTTTGAGGTGGTGGTACCCAGGGACTACCTGAGCCATGACCCCATCTTTACTTTGTTTATATGATACCAAGGCTCTTGGAGGTTCAATGCCATTCGTACTATTACTAATCTGTGCACTTGTTTCTGCTGGCATCAACGCCATGAGAGTGGAATTACGAATGCCTGTTTCTCTTAGTTGGCAACCCAACTCAGTCCACGGAAGACGTACCCGGTGCTCTGTTATACTATCTACTGCACGTTTATATGTATCATTTGGAAACACTCCACGGGCATATTTTGTATCATTATTTGCACTTATTTTACCTTTTTCTTTAGCAAGATCGGCCGATGCTTTAATGAGATAATATGACCATGCTTCGGCGTATTCATCTACTGTTTCATATGCAGACTCATCATACTTCATACCACGTTTGGCAAGGAAGTATGCAAGGTTGATAATACCAACACCTAACGGTCGACGTGCCATTGTAGATTTGTATGCGGCTTTAACCGGATATTCCTGGTAATCAAGAAGTTCATCTAAACCACGAACCGCAAGAGTACAGTATTTCTCAAACTCTGATGGTTCATTAATGAGACCCCAATTGATTGCCGACAATGTACATAGACTAATTTCACCATCTTCATCGTCGTATGATTGTAATGGTTTAGTTGGAAGATTAATCTCTACACACAAATTACTCATACGAATTGGTGCAACCTCAGGGTCAAATGCACCGTGCTCATTGGCATGGTCAACATTCATTACATAGATACGTCCAGTATCTTTACGTTCTTTCAATAACTGAGAGAATGCTTCAACCGCAGTCATTGTCTTCTTACGAATAGAGCGAGTCTTTTCGTATTTTTCGTAAAGTTCTTTAAACTTATCTTGGTCCGAAAAGAATGTATCGTATAAACCTGGTACATCGTTCGGGTCAAAGAATGTGATATTACCATTACTCAATAAGCGTTCATACATCAGTTTATTTACTTGGAATGCATAATCCATATGACGGACCCTGTTCTCTTCAGTGCCTTTATTGTTTTTCAATACAACAAGGTCTTCAAATTCATAGTGCCACATAGGAACATAAACAGTTGCGGCGCCACCACGTACTCCGCCTTGTGAACAAGACTTTACCGCGGACTGAAAATATTTTAAGAATGGAATTAAACCGGTGTGAACAATAGAACCGTCACCTACTTGAGCACCAGCGGCTCGAATAGAACCAGCGCCAATACCAATACCAGCCTTCTTCGAAATATATTTTACTATAGACGTAGCAGTAGCATTAATGGAATCAAGAGAATCTCCTGATTCAATGAGAACACATGAAGAAAACTGACGAGTCGATGTTCTAACACCTGCCATGATTGGTGTTGGGAGTGAGATATAAAAGAGTGAGATTGCATCGTAATAATCCTTAACGTATTGTGCTCTGGTTTCTTTGGGGTAATTTGCAAACAATGTTGCCGCAACCATCATATATAAAATCTGTGGAGTTTCATAGATTTCTTTGGTCTTACGATTCTGAACCAAATATTTACCACGGAACTGTTCCATACCAACATACGTAAATGTGTCATCACGTTCATGTTTGATATAAGCATCTAGTTCATCGATTTCCTCAGAAGTATAAGACTCCATGATTCCACCATCGTAGATATTCTTTGAAACGTTTTCAATAATGATTTTTCTCAGTGGCCATGGCTTATAGTCACCATATACTTCTTTCCGAAGCTTATAGTTGACTAGCCGGGCAGAGACAAATTGATAGTTTGGGGTTGACTCAGAAATAAGTTCTGCGGATGACTTGATGAGTAGTTCATGAATATCATATGCAGGAATCTTATCATATAACTGGATGTTAGCTTTTAGTTCAATCTGTGAGATGGACACTGCGGCAATACCGTCAGTAGCCCATTCTAATACTTTATGCACTTTTTCAAGGTCGAACGGTTGGAGACTTCCGTCTCTTTTAGTGACGTTTAAAATCATTACGAATTATCCTAACGGGTTGCGTTGTTTAAAATGTTGTGTTATTATGTATGTATTATACCACAGTTAACTGTGAATGTACATAACTATTTTTTCTTTTTTGAAGATTTTTTTGTACAACCGCATTTGGATTTTTCAACTTCGTCGAGCCTAGCACTAATTGCATTAATGCGGTCGATTAATTCTGTTGCCCCTTTAGGTGCGACAGGAGGATGACTATCGTTTTCTAATAGTTTGAGTCTTTCCGCTATGAGTGGAAATTGTTTTTGGAATTTTGCATCTTTCTTTGCAACGTCAATATCGTACTTAGTTGCGATATGTTGCATGAATGCGTCTACGTGCTTTTGGAACCAGATACCCATACGAGTACCTTGCCACCATTGATAAAATGAACTTCCGATAATGCTACTCATCATAGCTTTTAAAACAAACCAATACATTATGATATATCCTCCTTATTATTGTCTATGTATTCAACGTACTTAATCATAGAATGGTCTGTTAGCATGTCAAAGAATTTTCCACGTTTCCATCCAGCCCATATACCACGAAACATATCTTTCACCGCTTGCCACCCTGTAAGTCTTCTTAGGTTACCATAGGCATTAAAATATTGAAGCGTTCCATGGTGTTTAAATGTAAGTGCAGCGGGAGGTACTTTAGTTACAATATCATTATTGTTAACAAATCGGTGATGTTCACAATCTATATTCTTGATGAATCTTCCACCGCCAACGCGAGGTGACCCAAATGTAAATAATGCTTTAGGAGTATAACGACTGGCACTAATTGTAGCCATAGCCGCGCCGAGTGAATGTCCAGTCATATAAACGTTTTTTGGGTTTTTAAGTTGCTGGTTCTGTTCTAGTTCAGCAAGTACGAATGGCCATAGATCATTGACTTCATCTTGAAATCCCCCATGTACCCTACCGCCGGCTATCGCGCTATTCTTAAAGACCTTCAGGTCTGCCATGACGTCATTAAACTTTGTAGGTTCTGTTCCCCTAAAAGCAATCCACATATCGTACCTGTTGCGAACAACTAGACACTCTGCTCCATCTTTTGCTAATAGTTTTGATGATGTAAAACCTAATTGCTTTACTATAGGTTTACAGTCATCGTGATTATTGTAAGCCAACTGGGCTAATTTAGCCGCGATAAGACTTATTTCACCAAGTGTACACTCAGTTCCCTTTGTTTGTGGTTGTGGCATTATCGCCTCCGCTATTCTCTTCATTGTCTGGTTCATCTTCGTATGTTGTCACCTTCTTATAATATATTACAACTGCTTTTAGTTCTTTTACGTACCTCTTAATCTCCTGTAAGTTATACGCCATTAATTCATAGTCCCCTGCCGACATGGCAAAGAATACACCATTTGATTCTTTCTTATTCTTTGCGAGGAATTCATCCAGGTTCTTTTCAGACACAACAAACCAATACGGTTCTTTCATGTCTATCTTACGTGGTAAGGTAGGCTGAGTGATTGGAACTCTAACGGGTACTGTTTTAATTTCAACCGGAATCGGTTTTGGAGTTAGTAAGGCGCAACCACTAGTTACTGACGTCAGTAATACTAAAGTCGCTATCATTCTCAAGTGAGTCAAATACATCTTTTGTAGCTCCATTAACTCTAGTTTCAATTAGCCCTGGTTTCGCCGCAGAGATTTTTGCTAGATCATGTCTTTTAAATATATCCAAGTATCTAGTCATCTCAGCCTGGATATCTTGGTTTTGTTGGATTATTTCATTAAGTGATTCTGTCTGAACTGCATATGAGTTTTGAATTCTGTTGATAGTATCTTCTTGAGTGTCAATCTTTAATTCATATGCTTTATTCAAATCACGCAATGTTATTAGTTCTGCCTTGGTTGTGGTATAATAAAAATATCCACCGATGCCCATCATCAGCATCATACCAATTAATACTTTACTCAGCATTGAGTCTTGCTTCCCTACGTGCTAAGATTCTTCTAAACATTTCTCGGCCTTCGCGTGTTCTACCGTCGTACAAGCGTTGCTTTTTTTCTTTTTTCTTTTTTTCTTTATCCATTTGCACGTCGGCCGGCATTGAAACTTCACCCGATCCTGCAGCATTTGCGGCGGTTTCCCACACGTCTTTAAATGTTTTTTTCATCTTGAAATATCTCCATTAGTAATATATATCTTTTGTTTTGTTTTGGCGTGAAGTACTTCATAGATATTGTGGCCTAGAAAACGTGTTACTGGAGGAGTTGTAGATTCCACCACGACTTTACTATTTTCTTTTGCAATAGTATCACCAGTTATCGGCGATACTACGTCAGTTCTTAGTACGTATACACCCTGAGACAAACCAATATCAGACTCATACCAAGTATTTTCTGAAATCGTTGTATCGAGTGGTTCATCAAAAATATCTTCGAGGGTTTTTCTAATCCGGTCCTCGGACATTCCGGTATGTTCTTTAATTAGAAATAACGCAGCCGCATAACTAGCAAGTTTAGTCTTACCAAATGGTAGCTTTCCTAACAGTCTCTTAACGTTGAATACTAATTTATGAAATACAGTATATGACGACTTATCCTCATTAGATCTTTCAGACGGCTTTTTAATAACTTTTCCGTTTGCGTCAATGACTCCTTGCTCATATGCCGTCATTTTTTCCCATGGAGTCGTAAGAAGCTTAAGGAATCTAAACGCATAGAACAAATCTGCGGAGCGCGATATGATACCTTCTTTTATTTGCATTTATAGATTCCTCAATCTCTCTACTATTATATCATCCATAGGGACGTCAATAAGGTCTGTATCCCGGATATAGTTCAAGAATAGCATGAATGGTTTAATATATGTGAGTCGAGACTCTGGTATTTTAAACATCAACATTCTATTCGTGGGTTCAATCCCGAATACATTATATAATACAATAAGATGATTGATAATTAATCGTTCTTGTAGATCACCATCAACCTCGTATCGTCTTAACAGCCTCTTTAAGTATTTAAATCGGCTTAAGTCTTCTTTGAACTCTTCGACGTCAACACACTCTGGATTATTATAGTGGTTAGCGGCGAAGAGCGCAAAGTTTTTATTCGTAAGTGCGTCAAATATTTTCATCATGTAGTATATATTACTAATTAAATATTAGATTTGACTAGTCGCTTTCGTTATCTGCCTCGTAATTCGCATCGATGTAATCAAAGAACTCACTACGCTTATCTTTTTCAAGCTCAGAAGGTGACTTAACGCCAAACTTAGCAAGTGCTTTCTTGAAGAATGCCTGATATTTCTTTTGTTTTTCAGATTCTTCTCCAACAGGATCACATTTGCCTTCATGGACTTTACCGCATTCTTCACACAACTCAGCCTCTTCTTTCAGGCCGGTGATTTTCATAATGGACTTAACATCAACTTTAAGCTTCTTAGCGATATCTTTTGCAGTATGACCATCTTGTATCATTTGGTCAATTTCCGACATAACACCTTCAATCATTTTTGCTTCGTGTACTCCGTCTGCAATTTCATCTTCGTAATCAGCAATCGCGTCAGATAGAGTGTCTAAAGCCATATTGATATTATTCAGTGCTTCCGAGTCATTATCAGATACACCAAATTTTGTTCTTGAGGCTTTATTATATAAATCCCTCATGGCTTTAATGCTTCTTAACTCTTTCGCCTTATTATATGCTTCGCCTAATACATCCACGTTATCTTCTTTGATTCTACGTGCCATATAGTCGTGATATGATTCACGAGTTTCTTCTTTTACAATGGTACCGTCAGATTCGGCACCAGATTTCTTAACGACATGCTTGGCTTTAAAGTCTTTTTCACCCTTTGCTTCAGGCTCAGCAACTTCATCAACCTCAGGCTTATCGTGTGTATAACCCTTATCAGCCAGAGCGGTGTGCTCGGCTTCATCTTTGGCTACTTTTTTCTCACCAGTTTCTGGATGAAACATATCGTGAGGATATTTTACTTCGTCTACCTTTACTTTTTTACCCTCTAGGATAAGCGTAGCAGCGGCAGTCAATTCTTGTGTAATCTTTTTCATTTTAAAATTTTCCTTATTTGATTATAGATTTAATAGCATTGTGGATATTGTACCGACTGCTGCCGCTATTAATATCCAAAACATTTTACTAATTGTACTTATATTAGTTGTATTCTTAGTGGTATTCACTTCAACGGAGTCAATCCTACGGCCTAAACCAATCAACGTTTCGTTTTGTGCTTGAACACTTACCATGATCGCTGCAATTTTTTCCTCAGCCCTAGCTAGGGAAACTACCGCGTCCGATAAGCGGTCAAGCTTATCCTCGATTCGATCTAATCGATTGTTATTGTCCGGTTGGGCCATTTTGGTTATCTCCACATTTAGGTCCGTTGTACCTTTTATTAGTCTATGATATACCCCGTACGGTACATCTAATTCCATTCCTTCACGCAACAATAATGGAAGGCACCCGTCGAATTGGAATTGCCATCCATCACCGCTCAATACTTTTAATTGACGGTCTTCTGGATCACGGTGCCAGAAATATCCGCCTTGTGTATGGTCGAATGTCCTTACGTTTTTAGTGTCGACGTAAGGTTTGACATTCCTACCAGAAGTAATCTCCGCCACCTTGTAACCCCAACTCTTTAGCGTACTGTGGAAGCCTACATGACCAATATCCAGCACTCATCTTATCATTCTTTGTATCACAATTATGTCTTGATGCAAAATTCTTAGCCGCATCACGATCATTAATCTTGGCAGATAGTCCGCCTTTTTCATCACCGAATTCTATCTTCTTAATATTTCCAGTCTTCGGATTCTTAACATAAACTACGTATTTCTTTTTACCATCAGACCTCTTAGGAGAATTTAACTCTGGCTCTCGCTCTTCTTGAATCATTGGAGAATCTAAAGGTACGGTAACACCTTCGTAGATTCCGAAATGTTCAACAATATAATCCTTAAATTCTACTACGTGTCTCATTAGAGTTTTTTCCTCTTTGCAGGATCCCAAACAAATACGCGACCTTTTCCTTGGCCTTTAAATGTTGCATTCAGTCCGGCTAGTTTGGCCAGATTAGAAAGAAGGGCTTGACCCTTCTCATTATTTCGGTTAGAATTAATGTCAGTGTCTAAGTATTTCAGTATTAGTCTTGCTGCACCAGAGATATCCATTACGATTGGAGCTTCATTGATATCATCGCTCTCCTCAGTAACATCACGATACGTCTGGCCCATTGTTTTATATTCTGACATTACTTTAATACCTTTGCTAATTCTTGAACTGTCATAACTTTGATATTACCTTCCTGATCGACAGTACCAAACTTTAGAGTTTTTCCATCAAGTCTTGGCTTAATGCTATACGCAGATAGTCCACCTTTTTTACCTGGAATATTATGGACTGTTCCATCTTTATCCATTCTAGGCTTTTCTCTATGGCTCGGGTTATCGTTACCAAGTGCTTCAGTAACATCTTCCTTAACAACCTTTGAACCATTTTTATTAATGAAATCGAATGATTTATTTTGAGCACCACGGTCACCCCCTCTAGCATATCCATCTAGGTATGCTTGAGCATGAGCTTCGGCGTCTTTAGGTGATTTCCAACCAACTGATCCAAGGTACATCACTTTACCAGTTTTTTTGTTTTTAATTTCAGCCCGATGGCCTCCGAATTTAGACTTTTCTGACCCTACAACATATTCTTCTGGGTCAAGTCTCTCTCTTAATTCTTTAAACTTTTTCATTTTTTACTCCGCGCTAAGGCTTTCATGTTTTCGATCCACTGCTTAGCAATGAAATTCTTAATTGGTTTTTTACTAAATTTTTGTATATCTTTATATGCCATGTTCATAACTTTATCATTAGTTTTGTTGTTATCGACT